CAGTCCAGAAGGGCAGATCAGCAGCGGTGGTATCGCTGGTACCCTGAGCGATGCCAGAAGCACCGATAGTCAGGCTAGCGCTAGCTGCGGCGAGGCCGTTCAGCTGAGTGCCGGGGATACCCAGGGGGTTGCCACTGTTGTCGGGACCCAGGAGCAGCACCTCGGTGTTGGTACCAGCCAGGTCACAGGTGACAGGGGAAGCAGGGTAGGTTGCAAGACCGCCTGCAGGGATGTCCTGAGCCAGGGCCAGAGACGCGCCGTAGATGTAACCAGGGCGAGCAGCAGAGGCTTGGACAACCATGGAAGTCCGATCGTCACGAACGCGGTCATCAGGACGGCGGTCGGGAGAAGGGATGGTGATGTTGAAGCTCTTGTAGCTAGCTTTATCGGCA